ACTAGCTATTACCAAGTCCTTGAGGAAATATCGACAACGCAGTGCAGGTGCTGTGGAAGAAACCTTTATTCCAGTAAGGATTCATCCGGAACAACAGATGTATCAGTTACCTACGAACGTGGTAACAGTACGAGAAGTAATCAAGCGTTACCAGGGCGCAGTTACTTCAGGCGTGGGTGTTGATTTCGAACCGTTCAACGCAGTATATTTGAGTAACTTAATGTTACAGAACAGCGGTATGCAGAACTTAGTAAGTTACGAAGCATACGCTAGTCGTCGAGATTTGATTGCCCGCATGTTTGGTGCATACGTAACATTCACGTGGAATCAAAACGATCATTCATTATTGCTGCATAGAAAATTCAGTGCAGACGATGAAATTTTTGTTTGGTGTTTTACTGAGCGCCCAGATGATGCACTGTTAAACGATAGCTACGGTGGACCGTGGATTAAAGATTACGCATTTGCACATGCCAAGTTCTTCTTAGGAGAAGCACGTAGTAAGTTTGCTACTATTGCAGGCCCACAAGGCGGAACAAGTCTAAACGGCGATAACTTAAAAAGCGAAGCCGCTGCTGAAATGGAAAAGTTAGAACAAGACTTGGTCACATACGTTGAAGGTGGACAGCCAATGGGATTCATCATAGGATAATATGAAGCAATACAGAATTACCAGCGAGACATTTCGCACACCCGGGGATGATCCTAGTATCCCTGACGCATACATAGATCCAGTGGAACTTGCTAGAATAAAAAAACTAGCAGGCATAGATGAGTTAGGGATAATGGAAAAATCAGGTGACAGTGTCGTAGACGGTCATATTGGAAGTAATAATGCCGAATATCAGCGCAAGCATGACATCAGACCCGGCACTGATGAGTGGTTCAAACTGTGGTTTGCTAGAACCTCCCTAACTGGAGAAAACCCTACACCCAAAGACATGTGAGTACTATTGATAAATTAGTATTATACAAGGGAGTGATATGGAAGAAGTTCGGTTATTGGCTTTGGGTGAAGAAGTTGCATTCATCAAAATAAAGCAGCAAGCTCTGTTCGAGCATCCTAATATATTTTTAGAAACAAAATATAAACCAGCAGTAGCATATGTCACAGGACAAATTACATCAGGCGTTGTAGGCACTACTAAAAATGTAGTGTTAAAGATCGATGGTGAACTACAAGGTATGCTACAAATAAATATCGGCTCTGGAAAATTGCGCCATCAGGCTGCATTAAAAACTATCTTCGTTATAAAGAATCCTGCAACCGAGCACCAGGGATATTCTTCCAAGATGATTGAATTCGCAACAATTTATGCGTTCAAACGCGGCGTAGAAGAAGTTCAAGTTTCCGTGCCTACCGGACACTGTTTGGAAAAGAAATTAGAATCATTGGGATTCTCGATTAAATTTCAAGAAAGTAAAGCATTGAAGTTATACGATGACACGTATGCAGACATTGCAACATGGCATAAGCTAAACGGTTAAGTTGATATTGACTTCATATCATAGGTACTATATACTAGTGATATGAATATTTTTATTGACATGGACGAAGTAGTCGCTGATTGGTCCAAATCAGCAAGGGAGTTTGTTGGCCCTTGGGATAATAAATTGGCAAGGTGCCCTCCCGAACAATGGGAAAAACTCCGAAATCATAAAAGAATTTATCGAGAACTCGAAGTGCGCCGTGGCGCCCGTGAGCTAGTAGCTTGGGTACTTGATTATCAAAAGAAGAACGAGAATGTATTTGTGGCATTCCTAACTGCCGTGCCTCAGGGCAATGACGTAGCATGGGCGTTCCAAGATAAAGTACATTGGGGTAATTTTTACTTCCCCGGAGTTCCGGTATTCTTCGGACCTTACAGTAAAGACAAAGCACATCATTGCCAGCCAGGAGACATCTTAATTGATGATCGGTATAGCAATTATGTCGAATGGACTGCGGCAGGCGGTATCGCATATCAGTACAAAGAATGGCCTGAATGTAAAATCTGGTTAGAGGAAACACTAAAATGATCATTGGTATTTGTGGATTTATTGGCAGTGGCAAAGACACTGTGGCTGATTACTTGGTTAACAATCATAGCTTCAGGCGTGAGAGTTTTGCTAATACATTAAAAGATGCTGTGGCAAGTGTATTTGGTTGGGATAGAGTCATGCTCGAAGGACGTACAAAACAAGCTCGTGAATGGCGCGAGCAAGTTGACCCGTGGTGGTCAGAACGTTTGAATATGCCAAACTTAACTCCGCGGCTAGCATTGCAGCTATGGGGTACAGAAGTATGTCGCAGAGGATTCCATGATGATATTTGGATTGCTAGTCTAGAAAACAAACTCCGAACGAGTAAAGATAATGTTGTGATTTCAGATTGTCGATTTCCAAACGAAATTAAGAGTATCAAAGATGCTGGCGGCATTGTCTTGCGGGTAAAGCGAGGGGATGATCCAGTTTGGTTAGATCACGCTAAAAACTTTATGGCAGGTGAGTCAACAATCGGCTGGGCCATTGGCAAAATAGCACTTGAAACAGCAAACGTGCATGCCAGCGAATATAGTTGGGTTAATACTGAATTCGATGGGGTATTGTACAACAATGCTAGCTTGGATGACCTGTTCGATCAAGTAGAAGTTTTGGTGCAGCCGGAGGTCATGAATTTTTAATATTCGCTAAATAGCCCGTTTTTGCTCCTTATTGGTAAATACATACAACAACCAATAAGGAGACAACATGGCTACTTTAGTATCCCCAGGCGTCGCAGTTAGTGTAATTGACGAAAGCGCATATGGTTCTGGTTCCCAAGGAACAGTTCCGCTAATCATTTTAGCAACTCAGTCTAACAAAGCAGATGTTAGTTTAAGCACAGGTTATGCAGAAGGCACAAAGCCTGTAAATGCAAACAAACCTTACCTTTTAACTAGCCAACGCGAGTTAGTTGAGAAATTTGGAGCTCCAAAGTTCCAAATAGTTGACGGTACACCAGTACACGGCAGCGAAATCAACGAATACGGCTTGATGGCCGCTTATAGCTTTTTAGGCTTAGCAAACCGTGCGTATGTTTTACGTGCAGATGTTGACCTAGCACAGCTAGAAACAAGTTCAGACGAACCTGCAGGCTCACCTGCAAATGGTACATACTGGTTAGACTTGACAAAATCCTCATGGGGTGTCAAAGAATTCGACGGTAGTGCTTGGGTCACTAAACTTCCTAAGTTTCCTACTGCTAGCCAAGTAAATGGCAGCAAAATTCCTTCTAATGACTTTGGTACCGATGGTGAGTACGCCATCAGCTTGTACAGCGGCGGCTTAAATGCAATCAATACATTGTACAAAAAAGTGGGCGGCACTTGGAGAACATTGAATTCTCTTGGCTTGGCTATTTTTGTGCAACCACATTACAAGCTAGGTACTAATGTTCCAACTTACGCTACACCTGGCGATGTTTGGATTCAAACAACTACTCCTAACAATGGCTTGAAATTAGTAGTTAAGAAATACAATGCAACTAGTCAACAGTGGATTCTACAAAACGTTCCTCAGTATGGTAGCGATGCAGAAGCAGATGCTGGATACGGCGATGCATTAAGTCTTAATGACATGTACGTGCTAATTGTTGGCGGTGGCAATAGTGTTACTTACGAATTGAAAATTAAAACCAGCGGTGCTTGGGTTCCATTGGCTAGTGCAAACTCCTATGAAGCTAAGTTGACTGCTCCAGTTGGCGCAACAGTTGACGGTACATTATGGTATAACAGCGACTTGACTGCTGACTTGTATGTAAAAGCAAACGGACAGTGGGAGCCAGTAGAAGGTACTGTTACAATTGACTCTAGCGCACCAAACGGTCCTGGCGTGAATGACGTATGGATTGACAGCGGCGACTTAGAAAACTATCCAAACATTTATGTTTATGATGGTAGCCTATGGGCAAAGCGTGATACTGCTGATCAAAGCACACCAAACGGTGTAGTGTTTGCAGACTTGACTATTACTCCAGCAGATACTAGCAATGGTAACGGCGGCGCAAGTTTAGTTGACGAAGAAGCACCAGATCCAGAGTTTTACCCAGAAGGTATGTTGCTATGGAACGGTATTGTAAGTACAGGTAACGTCAAACGTTACAGTTCTGCTACAGGTATTTGGAGCACATACAGCGGTAACTACGATAGTGGTTCACGTGCAGGCGCACCTTACATGTTGCGCAAAGCTCAACGTCGTGCAGTAGTTAAAGCTATGCAAGCCGTAGTATCTAACAACACTAAGATTCGTGAAGAAACTGTGTACTTTACATTGTTAGCAGCTCCTGGTTACCCAGAATTGCTAGATGAGATGTTGGCGTTAAACGTTGACCGTAAAGAAACTGGCTTTATTATTGTAGACACTCCATTCCGTTTGAATCCAGCTGGTCAAAACTTGATTAACTGGGCAACAGGTGTGAATGCAGCGGTAAACGGTGAAGATGGTATCATCAATGCACCAAGTACAGCGGCATGTTACTACCCAAGCGTTATTACAACTGACTTGAGTGGCAATGATGTTGTTTGCCCTCCAAGCCATTCCGTATTGCGCACTTATGCATATAACGACCAAGTTGCTTATCCTTGGTTTGCTCCAGCAGGTTTAACACGTGGTGTTATTACTAACGCAGCAAACGTTGGTTATGTAAATAGCGAAGGCGAATTTATTCCTACTGCGTTAACTGGTGGTCAACGTGATACACTATATGCAAACCGAATTAACCCATTGGCCAACTTCCCAGGTCAAGGATTATATGTATTTGGTCAGAAGACTTTACAAGCGGCAGCAACTGCATTGGATAGAGTTAACGTAGGACGCTTATTGGCTTACTTACGTGAACGTTTTGATCCACTTGCACGTCCGTTTATCTTCGAACCTAACGATAAGATCACTAGAACAAATGCTAAGGCAGTGTTCGATGCGTTCTTAGCAGATATGATTGCCAAGAGAGCCGTCTATGACTTCATTGTTGTTTGCGATGAAACTAATAACACTCCTGCGAGAATTGACCGTAATGAACTATGGATCGACGTAGCTATTGAACCAGTGAAAGCTGCTGAATTCATCTACATTCCGATTCGTGTAGTAAATACCGGCGACTTATCCGGACAACGTTAATTAGGTAAATAATAACAATAGACCAAGGAGAAATATATGGCAGATTTAACACAGTTTGGCATCCCGACAGATACAGGCACATCAATTGTGATGCCAAAACTACAATACCGTTTTCGAGTTAAGATGATTGGTTTTGGTACTAACGCGAGCAGCAATGATTTCACGCAAAACGTGATCAGTGTTACTCGCCCAAGTTTGACACACGATGAAATTACCATCGACGCATACAACAGCCGTGCTTACATTGCTGGTAAGCACACATGGGAGCCTATTACACTGACATTGAGAGATGACATCAACAATAACGTGAATAAGCACATCGCAAGTCAACTACAAAAACAATTGAATCATGGATTGCAAAGTGCTCCGGCAAGTGCAAGCCAATACAAGTTCGGTATTTTAGTTGAACAATTAGATGGCGCACAACCTGCATTGGTTGTTGAAAGCTGGAGTTTAAACGGATGCTTCATCCAAAACGTAAACTACGGTGAAAACAACTATGCAACTAGTGACGTTATGCAAATTACATTGCAAATCCGTTATGACAACGCAGATATTCACAACGTTGAATTGAATAGCCCAGCAGAACAAGGCGCATTGTCGGTGGGTACTTTAACTTCAGCACCTATCCTCGGTGGCGGTAACGCACTAACTGGTTGATAAGGTTAGCTGAATGGCGGCGATAACCGATGCGATGCAATGGTCAGGATCTCCGGGCGAGCAATTAGTTCGCCCGAAGTATCTATTTGACGTAATATTCTATACATCTACAAACACAGACTTACAAAGCAAGGCAAAATTAGCAGTGCGTACAATACGCACGATTGAATTGCCAAAGTTTAGCATAGAAACTGAAGTAGTAAATGCATGGAACGTCAGGCAGTTGGTTCCTACTAGGATCAACTACGAACCAATTAGTATCACATTTAATGATACAACAGACAACAGCTTTCAACAGTTTATAAAGACTTATATGGGCGAAGTGTCTACAAACTTTGATGCAGATCAAATTAAAAAAAGTATGTCACCTCTACGCAAGGAGTTCGATGGCTTTGGACTTAAAGTTAGACCTACAATAGGTGATACCGTTATTGATAAAATTGAAATCATTAAATTTTATGGATCAAAACAAAGTACATTTACATTATGGCGTCCTAAAATTATCGACGTCCAACACGATACATTAGACTACAGTGCCAGTGAAGCAGTGACGTGGACTATTTCTCTACGTTATGAAGCAGTTAGCATTGAAGAAGAAAAAGTAGAACCTAAAACCTCAGGTGCTCGCAAACCCGCAGCGGGAACAACGAGTATTGCTGCTGGAGATACATCTGCAGATGACAGTGGTCCTGGCTATGAAACAAATCCAGTAAGCGTTCCTGTGACTGAGCAAACTACTGAAACTGAAGTACCCACGGGTACTGTTACTGATGAAACAACTACAGTAGAAACTCCTGCGCCTGTTGCCGAAGAGACTCCTCCTCCACCAGTAGTAGAAGAAGCAGTTGCTCCGCAGAGTAAAGCAGAAGAAAATAAAGCAGTTGCTGAAAGTGATAACAAAACCAAAGTAGATGAAACATCTACTCAGCTATTAGCTACTCAAACCGCAGCAGATTCTAAATGGACAGCGGCTCGTAGCGAACTTAATAGTGCTGATCGCCGACTTGAAATGCTGAAAGCAGATGCAAAACTTGATCCAGGAAGCGTAGCTCCAGAAGTTATGGCAAAAGCAGAAGCACGCCAACAAGCTGCTCGCACTGCACAGCTAGAAACAAAAATTGCATACAGAGAAGCAAGCAACGCACATACAAAGTACGTGGGCGGTGATCCGTCCACAATATATTCAGACGATCAACTACATAAATGACAATATTAACCAAAGCTCAAGCAGTTGCCGAGATGAATAGCAACTATAAAAACATGCCTGCAAGCGGCACGGGAAATGCTATCGAGACTCAGGGGTATGATACTGTTTATGGTAAACTGTTGGGTAAAAAAATTGATCCTGTTAAAGCTAAATTACTTTCTAAAATCATAATTGAGATTAGCAAAGCCACAGGAACTAGCACAGATGTGCTATTGAGGAATGTAACATCTGACGGTATTAGATTTGATTCAGACATTTACAAATCATTGAACAGTATACGAGATAACAGCAGCCAAATTGGCTTTGTTG